GAGCTGGTGATCCACTGCCTTGCAGCCAAGGCCATCATCGACAAGTACCGTTCAACGGCTACGCCTGTCGTGGCGTTTTGGGACATGTGCGGCTCGCTCATCGAGGAGTCGTTGTACAAGGGCAAGGAGTACAAACACAAGTGCCTGACCTTCCGCAAGGGGGAGATCGTGCTGCCATCCGGCATGAGCTTACTGTACCCTGACTTAAACGTGCGCCGGGTCAAGGATGAGAAGACAGGCAAGGAACAAAAAGAGTGGACATACGGTGAAAACCGTACTAAGATATACGCAGGAAAGATTACCAACAACGTCACGCAGGGCGTAGCGAGATGCGTGATGACGGATGGTATGTTGAGAACTGCAAAGAGATACTTTGTGGCGGGAACAGTGCACGATGAACAGATCGTTGTGGTTCCTGACGCAGAAGTAGCGGACGCTAAAACATGGGTTTTGGCGCAGATGACTATGGAGCCAGCATATATGCCGGGTATCCCGCTGGACGCTGACGGTGGCGCACACCGTAGGTATGGGTTAGCAAAAACTTAAGGAGAAGTATGAAGATACCAACAAGAATCAGGGTAGGTAAGAAGCAGTATTCGGTTGAGGTTGTCGAGGCCATGCTGCGCAAACGCGAGATGGGTCGTGTGCATTACGACCGCAAGACAATTCAGATTGGACGTATGAGCAATACAACTGGCAAGCGATACAGCAACACCGAGGTGGCAGACACGTTCTGGCACGAGGTAACTCACGCCATCCTTGAGGAGATGGGTGAGCACGGGCTAAACCACGATGAGAAGTTCGTCACTGAGTTTGCCAATCGATTGACCCAAGTCATCAAGACAGCGGAGTTCAAATGAAGCAAGTCACATGGAGTCACAGTGCGCTCAAGGACTACGAGGGGTGCGCTCGTCGCTACCACGAGGTCAAAGTCTTAAAGAAGTACCCATTCCAAGAGACTGACGCCACACGGTACGGCACAGCGGTGCACAAAACCATTGAAGACTACATTGTGAAAGGCACACCCATTCCTGAGAAGTACGCGCAGTTCCAGCCCGTGGTGGACGCTTTGCTGGCCAAGCCCGGGCGGGTGCTGGCTGAGTACGAGATGGGCGTTACGGCTGACCTACGCCCTACTGGGTTCAAAGCCAAGGACGTGTGGGTGCGCGGGATTGCTGACATCCTCATCCTTGACGACGACAACTTGACAGCATGGGTAGGCGACTGGAAAACAGGTAACAACAAGTACCCTGACCGTGACCAGCTCGTGCTCATGTCCATCATGGTGTTCGTACACTTCCCGCACATCCGCAAAGTCAACAGCGCCTTGCTGTTCATTGTCAAGGATGATATGGTCAAGATGCAGATGCAGCGCAGCCAAGCCGAAGCGATCTGGTGGAAATACCGTGAGCGTGTGGCGCGGCTTGAGGGCAGCTTTGCAAACAATGTATGGAACCCCACGTCAACGCCCCTATGCGGCTGGTGCCAAGTCACTGGCTGCGAATTTAATCCAAAACATTAAGGAAAATTCATGCCTTATAAAAATCCCAAAGACCGCGATACGTATCCTGCGTATGCGCAAAAACCAGCCGTCATTAAAAAACGTGCTGAGCGAAACAAAGCCCGGGCCATGCTGATGAAAGAAGGTGTTGTGCACAAGGGTGACGGCATGGATGTGGATCACATCAAGCCCGTAGACAAAGGCGGCAAGACGGTGCGCAGTAACCTCCGGGCCAAACCTGCATCCGCTAACCGCACGTTCAACCGAACCAAAAACCACTCGGTCGCATAACTAAAACAACCGGAGAAGCATGTGGAAATAGTTGACGACAAGGCACTCATACTACGCACCAGAAACCCTCACAAGTACAGCATCATTCCCAAGCACAAAGTTGTTGAAACACACAGCGATGGCTCGGCGTCTGTTGCTGTTTATTGGGGGCTGGATGAGGCGCGAGTACTGCGCAATCTGGGGGTGAAGAACGTACCCTCGCCAATCACCCGGCGCTACAACTGGCCGGGTAGGTACACGCCTATGGCGCATCAGGTTGAAACAGGTGCATTCCTTACCATGTACCGCAGAGCATTTGTGTTCAGCGAGCCGGGTACAGGCAAGACCCTTGCTGCCTTATGGGCAGCGGACTACTTGATGAAACTGGGAAAGGTCAGGCGCGTTCTGATCCTGTGTCCATTGTCGATCATGCACAGCGCATGGATGGGAGACATCAACAGCAGCATCATCCACAGGTCTGCCATCATCGCGCACCACCCGCAAGCTGCTCGGCGCATCGAGATGATTCAACACGACTACGAGATCGTCATCACAAACTACGAAGGGCTGAATTTAATCGCAGAAGAAGTTAAGGCTGACGGACGATTTGATCTGGTGATTGTGGATGAAGCCAACGCTTACAAAACGCCCACCACCAAACGCTGGAAAGCACTTAACTCAATCTTGACACCCAACACCTACCTGTGGATGATGACCGGGACTCCTGCCTCGCAGTCCCCCGTGGATGCGTACGGGCTGGCCAAGCTGGTCAACCCCGATGGTGTGCCCAAGTTTTTCACGGCATGGCGCGATCAGGTCATGAACAAAGTGACGATGTTCAAATGGGCCGCAAAGATTGACGCCAAGGACAGGGTGCACGAAGCCTTGCAACCAGCGATACGGTTCACCAAAGACCAGTGCCTTGACTTGCCGCCTGTACTGACTGTGACCCGGCAAGTTCCGCTGACTCCGCAGCAAAAGAAGTATTACGAGCTGCTCAAGGACCGCATGTTGGTGCAAGCTGCTGGAGAGACCATCACGGCGGTCAATGCCGCTGCTGGCGTGAGCAAGCTGCTGCAGATCAGTTGCGGCGCGGCGTACACAGATGACCACGAGGTTGTGACGTTCGACTCAGCGCCTCGCTTGGCTGTGCTGGAGGAAATCTTGGAAGAGACAGATCGCAAGGTCATCATCTTCGCTTTGTTCCGTAGCACCATTGATACGATCAGTCAATACCTGACCAAGAAAGGAATCGTCAACGAGTGTATCCATGGCGACATCACACCAAACAAACGCGGCATGACGATCAACCGATTTCAAAACGATGCCAATCCTCGGGTGTTGGTCATGCAGCCCGCAGCTTCTGCTCACGGCATCACGTTGACTGCTGCCGATACGGTTGTTTTTTATGGGCCTCTCATGAGCGTGGAGCAGTACATCCAGTGCTGCGCACGCGCTGATCGCAAGGGGCAGACAGCAGACAAAGTGACCGTTATCCACATCGAAGGTAGCCCTATCGAAAAGCGGATGTTCGCCGCCTTGGCCGGGAAGGTTAGTGATAACTCACTTCTAACCCAAATGTTCGACACTGAAATTAAATCTTGAAAAGGAGTTTACAAACGCCAAAAAACCCGTGTACACTGTCCAACCTTAGACACCAATAACAGGAGAAGTAGATGAACGAAGAAGCAATCCCGCTAGACAAACTAGCGAAGATTTACCGCAAACTGCGTGGCAAGATCGCTGAGCTGACCCAAGAGTACGACACGCAAGTGGAGACACTCAAGGCGCAGCAAGAAGAGATCAAGAACGCAATGAAAGACCAGATGAAGGCGCTCGGCGTCACATCTGTACGAACTCCAGAGGGCACAGTTGTGTTGTCTGTGAAGACGCGTTACTCCACACAAGACTGGGATGAGTTCAAAAAATTCATCTTGGCCAACGAAGCTGTTGAGCTGCTGGAGAAGCGCATCGCACAGACCAACATGGCGCAGTTCTTGGAAGAAAACCCGGGCATCATGCCTCCGGGTCTCAACTCGTCGTCCGAGTACGACATATCCGTCCGTAAACCATCTTGAGAAAATTATGAGCAACGTATCCCTTTTTAACCCCTCGCAAGTCCCTGCTTTTGCACGCAACGCTGAGCTGTCCGCAACTACCTTGGCTTTGGCTGGTGGTGCTGGCCCGTCCGGCATCAAGCGTGTCTCGATCAAAGGCGGTGTGTTCCGCTTGATGTCTGCTGGCAAAGAAGTTGCCGCCATTGATGAGCGCTTTCTGGATGTCATCATCGTCAAAGCCGCGCCCAAGGTCAGCCGTATTTTCTACGCTGGCTCCTACGACAAGGACGCTGCCGCTGCTGCACCTGACTGCACATCCGTTGACGGTGAGAAACCTGATGTCGGCGTTAAAAACAAGCAAGCATCAAGCTGCGCTCAGTGCCCACAGAACATCTCTGGCTCGGGTACAGGCAACAGCCGCGCATGCCGTTATCAGCAGCGCCTCGCTGTGGTCTTGGCCAACAACCCGGAAGGCGATGTGTTGCAGGTCACCTTGCCAGCTACGTCCATCTTCGGCAAAGAAGAAGGCGGCAAGCGCCCACTGCAGGCATACGCCCGCTACATGGCAGCGCAGACCCCTCCGGTCAACCTCGACACCATCGTGACCCGTATGAAGTTCGACACCAAGGCCGAGTCCCCCAAGCTGGTGTTTGAAGCTGCCCGCTGGCTGACCGATGATGAGTACACTGCGGCGCAAGATCAGGCCAACTCCAGCGATGCAGCCAAGGCAGTGTCGGCAACCCCTGCGGCTATGGACGGCGTTGCTGCCCCAGCTCCTTTGGCAATTGAAGGCAAGCGCCCTGCGCCCAAGCCTGCTGTTGAGGACGATGAAGAAGCCGAAGTGTTGGCCACCGCCACCACTCCAAGCAAGAAGGCCAAGGCCAAGCCTGCGCCAGTTGAGGAAGAAGACATAGCCGAGGAGCCAGAAGTGCGCAAGGCCGCTGCCGCCAAGCCAACTGCCGTACCAGCAAAGAAGTCCAAGCTGGCTGACATCGTGTCCGATTGGGATGACGAGTAACAAGAATCGGGGGCTGTTAAGCCAGCGTTCGAGGATGGTGACTTGCGGATTTTCTGGCTTTCCCCCGCAACTTGTCGAAACCCAAATCGAAGCCCCCACCTACCACTATGGCCTACTCACAAAAAGTCATCGACGATGTGATGAACACCCCCAAGTCTCTGGGCAACCAGCTTGGGCGGTGGGCTATCCATTACGATTTACCTGCGGCAA